CTGATATTGTGCGGGTTGACCCTGATGTAGCTACTGCAATATTGACGATTGAACTTGTATCACCATTGATTGTATTAATAGAGGCCGCTGCTTTTAATGATTGCCACGCGCTACCGTCCCAAATACTCGCCGCATATCCATCATTACTATTCGCTGCAATTTGACCTGTAAAGCCACCTGATCCGGGTAAGGATGTAACGACCTGAGCGCTTGAATTGTTATCTAACTTCGTTGCCGTAATAGCATCATTGGCGACCTTACTTGTTGAAATTCCTAAATCGGCGATGGCTGTTCCGGCTATCGATCCAGCAGTTACAGAAATCTTTGCTATTGGTATTGCGTTACTACCTAATAAACCAAAACTATTAGCACTAAATAAATTTGCAATCGTCAGGCTTTTCGTTTCAGAGGCCGACCCGTCAACTACTGCAATCTTGTCAGCCGTCGCAAGATTATCTCCTAACGCGGGCAGTTGCGAGATCTTTAAATCAGCCATCTTACGCCGTTAATCTGTTTCTTGTAATAGTTTAGCCGTTGTATCCTGTTCTAATAGAATGTCGTCGCTATCTTCTTGAAGGATCTTATTAGCTGAGTCGCTGTTAATCTTAAGGTCGACTCCTCCAGTAGTGACAAAGTTTATAGTCATATCTACGGGTTGACCCACATTGAAGCTTACAGCGCTTTGCGTAATCACCCCATTAATTTCGTACCATATTTCATCATCTAAATTTGAACTTATACCACTAGGGTTATATCCGCTTGTTTTCATATACAATTGCGCCCCAAATTCTGACCCAACTTTTGTTCTAGTGACCAATTCCAATAAATAATGTGGGGGGTCATAAGTGCCTGAACCTTCAGAATCTTCATAATCCCACGCGCAAGTTATACGCCCATTACCAGAAATCAAAGAGCTATAACGTTCTCTGTGGTAATCAGATAAAGCCGTAATATCAACCGACTCAACATCTGTATTTAATTCATAGGAACTAACCTGACCCAACATTCTATATATTGCATTTTGAACAGAAACCTTAACGGGAATATCAGAACTAATTGCGGTCAAAGTTAAAGCGTTTGTTGATCCTCCATTAACAGCATTAGCAAAGGTAGAAAAAAGTCTTATTCCTCCTAAATCATCCTTATGTACGAAAGCCGTAAAGCTTGATTCTCTTGATCCTCCCGCCCATGAAGCCGCCGCAATAAATAAAAGATCAGTTCCGTTTGTTGTAGAAATTTCAATTTGATCGCCTGTTATTAATTCGTCAGCCTCATCAAAACTAAATCGCTTCTTTGACGTATTGACATCATCAATATTAATAGTTGCGAATAAATCACCCTGCGCCGTTTTGCGCTGAAGCATGACTTTACCAAAACCGCCTAAATAGATACTCATCAGATTGTTGCTGTAGTTAGTTCGCCTGTTGCCTGAAAACTTATCTGCACTTTTGCTATTTCTCCCGGTGATGCTGAAATATTCGCACCTGTTATAAACGCCGTCATTGTTACATCGCTATTTGTTGCCCCATCCGTAAACCTAAGAGTTAGGGTTTTACTATCACTATCTGATAAGCCTGAATTACCAGTTTTAACAAGCATCCTAAGAAATTCTGACCCGTCGTTTGTTCCGTCGTCTTGCTTGTAATAAATAATTTCCGCGCTACCCGTAAACGTTTGAAGTCCGGGTGTGAAACTTCGCACGCTATCCCCTAGCGATGTTGTTTCCAATAACCCCGCGCTTGCATTAAGTGAAAATGATTGTGTCTTGCCAACCTCTTCTGTTCCTAATAGAAATTTTGCGTCACGGCCTGTAAATGGTTTAGCCATTACCTTTTACTACGTTTACATAGCAGTCTATAGGACACCGATTAAATCAACAGTAACAGAACTAATTCCTTTCTTAATTTGAACAATAGAGGGGGCGGTTGCATATCTCCATTTATTCGGCGCGGGTGCGTCAATTGTTCCTGTTGCGCCGTCCCATCCTGATTTTGCTTGACTAGGTAGATCAAAGGTTGAGTAACTACCAAAGCGATCATCAAAATGCGTATTAAATTGTTCTGCCTCAGTATCGGTTATGTTTTCATATCTCAGTTGTAGTTTCATCCCTGTTCTTTTATTGCCGTAAAGGATTCGGCGTTCTGCGCCTGACTGATTGGTGAACGTTTTAACAGGATATGAACCGGGGTCGAATTGACGACGATTAGGGGAAAGTGTAGGAAAAGCCATTTAAGAATCAAAAGTGAACTTAGAATCGTCAGTTATATCTAAAGCCATTTTACTAACAGAATTATCATCACAAGGAAATTCGCTCGCAACAATAGAAACGGTGTTGTCCTGATCAAGTGTTAGCTGTTCTACTAAATATATGTTTTGACTAATAACCGTTGATTCAATGGTAAATATCGTATTGAAGAAAGTTGAATCGCTTGTCGTCATATTGGTTACTTGCATTGATCCGCTTACTACGTCATCAGAGGCAGGGGAATAATAAAGAACGTTATAGAAACCATCAACTAATGTTTGAGCGCTAGTTATTTCACCTGTTGTAGAAACTGCCCCATTATTTGCCGCACTATATGGGCTTGCCTCTGTTACTACTTTTATATAATCGCCTGCCCCTAGATCTAACCCAAACGCCGCTGTTTTAAATGCGATTGTATGGGTAACGTGTTTACGCAAGGCAAGGAAATATTGACCAACTAAACGGGCATGATCTCGGCTTGTGACGTACTTAGTAAGGTCGAATGATTCAACGCTTTCAGTTTCAGGGCTAGTTTTATATTTAACCGTAGTAACTACTTCCTTTGGTAATTGATTCTTTTTAGTTTCTCTGTAACGCAACACCGCTTTAAAAGATTCTCTTTCCTCGGCTCCCAGATAATTTAATTCAAATGAATCTTCGATAATATTTCCGCTAGTAAATAGTTGTTTAACCGTAACCGCCCCTGTTGAAATATCCCCGCCGGGTGTAACAGGTAACGCAGGCTTTAAAGAAAGTTGCCCATCAGATAGAACGAAACTACATAAGAAATTGGGTGCGTTTTCTGCGATCCATTGCCGAATATTTACAGGCTGATCAATTGCACCGTCAAAGAATAAAGAGTTTTGTCTGAGGAACTTTGATGTATTTGCTAAATCAGTTGTATTAATTAGATCATCAGTAGAACCAAGTATCGTTCCAGCTCCAGCCGTCGTATCAGTTAATAAGTAATAAACAAGATCAGTAAATAAATTACTTGCGCCATTACCTGAATCGTCAGGGTGATTTAATTTGACTTTGATTCCTTCTGATAACCAAACGCGCACCTGATCTAAAGCAGTAAAACGCCTTGATGCTTTTAGAGCTAAACCAGCCGTTGCCATATTTTTGTATGTTGGCGGCGTTGCATTACTTACAGCTTCATTTACATAAACGATTGAATGTTCAGGTTCATTTTGATTAGATTTTTCTATTAAATTTCCATAAAAGCTTATATCTGATATTTGCGTTAAATTTTCAAATTCTCTATCGGCTGAATAAACACCGCCTGAACTTGTTGAACCTATACCCATCACCCTAAATTTTGCGCCTAATGATTCATAAGGTGTCCAACCTCCACCGCCTCCAGATTCAGTAATAAAAAATTCTTCTCCTACTTCCCAATTCGTCGCCGTATTAGAGTTTTGTAATACCTCGGCTGTAAAGTTTTTATAACCCCATTCATCAAGAAAAGAATCATAACCTTGGTTATCCCATTCAGGGTCACCGTCATCCATTACCGTTGCGCTTAATTTAACTTGTATATCTTTTGGGTTTGAAATTGTTTTAGTTACTTCTCTTACTGTTCCGGCTGAATAAGATTCTGGGTTTCCAAAAACTTCATAATACCAACCTTGAATTATAGATTTTGTTCTGTCACTTGATTCAATACCATTAACAGTCAAACTTATTCCGGCACTTGTTAAACCACCTGATACGCCGGGAACCATTTTGAAAGGGTTACTTCCTGTAATTGTTCTTGATACTGAAATTGTGCTACCTAATGCCCAACTTCCTTTTGAACTATCTATTACTTGATAATCATCAATAGTCCAAGAGCTATTAACAGAACTAGCCGCGTAATGCGTTATTTTTTCTTGTCTCGTTACACCCCAATACGTGAAACCATTACCGGGCTGTTGGCTCCCGTCAGGATATGGGCCATTTCTATCAACCGTATATCTATAGTTCCCAATTTCAAAAACAACTAATTCAGGACTGCTTTGGTAAATCGTGTAGTAATTGCCTGCGCCTGTTGAACCTACATTCGGGTTCGTTGGTTGCGATGAATCCCAATTTTTCCAATAGAACGACCAACCGCTGATATTGCCAAACTTATGCTCAGTCACAAAGTAAGGGTTAAAAACCCCGCCGTGTTCTGCGTGACCATCCCTTACATCAAAGTTTGTTTCTGGGTTTTTCCAGCCAGAGGGCAGTTCAATTCTTCTCGCGTGATAACGAATCTTGACCCATTCACTACCAGGCAATGTTTCCTGAACCGTAACGAATTTAGTACCGCCGATTGGTGTTCCTGAACTATCAGCATTACCAAAAGCTTCAAAACAGAAACTATCTCTCATTCCATCGGGTGAACCTGTAGGAGAACTAAATAACCCTTGATAAAACAGGCTTGTAATTCTTGTTTCTTCTATATGTTCCGGCTGGTAACTTTGAATCTGAACAGATGACGGATAGCTTCTTGTAATGATTGAAGGGTTAGAACTTGGTTTATTTGTTAGTTCGTCATTTCGTAAAATATCAGCTACGGTTAATTTTTCACCTTTTAAAGTAATAACAAAACCACCGGGGACAGTACCCGATATTTGATCTTTTGATGAACTTAACCTTACGACTCTTGTTGTTGGTAATAGCTTAGTTATAAAGCTTGCAGTTCTAGGGACAAACTTAAATTCATAAGCTTTTAACGCAGGATGAGTAAATCGAATTGAATTATATTGTTCTGTTGGGTTGCTACCAATAACGCAAAATAAACTTCCAAAAGTGCTATCAGTACCGTTAACTAAATTCCA